AATATCAAGATACAACAGATAATTTAACTCAATCTATTGAAAAGATGACTATTAAAGCATTAGGTGGTTTAGAAGAAAGTTTATTAGGAATAATGAAAGGCACAGTTTCAGCTAAAGATGCTTTTAAAGATATGGCTAACTCTATAATTAGTGATTTAGCAAGAATGTTAATAAAAAAATATATAACAGATCAGATTTTTGGATTTGTGACAACTGCAATAGGTGGATCATCTGGATCAACAACACCTACTGGAAAAGCTATAGGTGGTTCAGTTCAAAGAGGGAAACCATATATGGTTGGAGAAAGAGGTGCAGAGTTATTTGTTCCTAATAGAAGTGGTTCTATTATTCCTAATGATAAAATGGGTGGTGGTAGTGTTGTTGTCAACCAAACAATTAACCTAAGTACTGGAGTTGCACAAACAGTTAGAGCAGAAGTTTTAGGAATGATGCCACAAATAGCTGAAGCTGCAAAAGGTGCAGTCTATGATGCTAGGCGTAGAGGTGGACAATTCGGATCAGCATTTGGAGCATAAAAGATGGCAATAACATATCCATTAACATTACCAACAGTTACAGGTGTTCAGTCTGTTAATTTTATTGTTAGAAATTCAATAGGTGCAACTCAGTCTCCTTTTACTTATGAGCAACAAATATTTAAAAATCCCGGTCAAAGATTTGAAGCTGATATAACATTGCCACCTATGTCTAGAGCAGATGCTGAAGTTTGGAACACATTTTTTATTAAGCTATATGGTCAATATGGAACGTTTTTATTAGGTGATCCAAATAGTGCAACACCTAGAGGAACTGCATCTAGTTCTGCAGGAACACCATTAGTTAATGGAGCAAGTCAAACTGGAGATACATTAAACATTGATGGAGTACCAACAAGTCAAACTGGTTATTTAAAAGCAGGTGATTATATTCAACTAGGTTCTACAAGTAGTGCAAGAATATATAAAGTTTTAGATGATGCAAATAGTAATGGCTCTGGTGAAGTTGCTTTAACAATTTATCCAAATTTAAGATCATCACCATCTGATGGAGAAACAGTTGTTGTATCAAGTGCAGTTGGTTTATTTAGATTAACAACACCAACACATAATTGGGCAATTAGTACAGATGGATTTTATTCATTATCATTTGGAGCATCTGAAGCAATATGAGTAGAGGTATAACAAATGCAGTAAATACAATATTAGAAAGTGATAATTTATCACCATTTTTAGCAGTTGATTTAGCATTTGATGGAGGGCATTTTGTTTGTTGGACAGGTTATGGAAATATTACTTTTAACGGCACAACTTTTTTTGGTGGTGGCGATTTTCTTAATGTTTCTCAAATAAGTGAAACTGCTGAAATACAAGCTAATGGAATTAACGTAACATTATCTGGGATACCATCTGATTTAATATCAAGTGCTTTAAATGAAACATATCAAGGTAGACCTGCAAAGTTATATTTAGGAGTTTTAGATGCTAATGGTGCAGTCGTTGCTGATCCTTATTTAATGTTTAGTGGTCGTATGGACACAATGAGCATTAAAGATAGTGGTGATACTGCAAATATAAGTTTAACTGCTGAAAGTCGTTTAATTGATTTAGAAAGAAGTAGAGAAAGAAGATATACATCTGAAGATCAAAAAATAGATTATCCAAATGATAAAGGATTAGAATTTATTGCTGATTTACAGAATAAAGAGATTGTATGGGGAAGATAAATGGGTCTTTTTAATGATTTCGTTAAAGCACTTACAAATCCGGCAACATTAATCACAGTTGCTGCAGCAGTTTATTTTGCACCTGCAGCAGTTATTGCAGCAGCAGGTGGCACAATGTTATTTGCAGCTAAAGCCTATGTGATTTCAGCCGCAGCATCTGCAGCAATGCAATCTTTAGCACCAAAACCAAAGTTACCTAGTTTTGCTGATTTTTCAACTCAATCAGTAAATAGAACACAAATGATAAAACAACCAACTGTTCCTAGAAGAATGGTTTATGGTGAAACAAGAGTGTCAGGTGTTTTAGGATTTGCTGAAAGTACAAATGACGATAAATATCTTCATCTAGTTATTTTAATGGCATCACATGAAGTTAATTCTATTGGTCAAATATATATAAATGATACTGCTATAACTATTAATGGTAGTGGTAATTGTACTGCACCAACACAATATGCAAATCTAATTAGAATTAAAAAACATTTAGGTGCATCTGATCAATCAGCAGATACAGATTTAATTGCAGATAGTAATGGGAAATGGACAACCAACCATAAACTAAGTGGCATTGCTTATGTCTATGCCAGATTAGAGTTTGATGCAGATGCATTCCCAAATGGATTACCAAATATATCAGCTATAGTTCAAGGTAAAAAATTATATGACCCTAGAACATCTTCAACTGCATATTCAACAAATCCTGCATTAGCTATTAGAGATTATTTAACAGATAGTATTTATGGATTCAATGCATCAACAGATGAAATAGATGACACTTCATTTACAACTGCAGCTAATGTATGTGATGAAAATGTTACTTTATCTGGTGGTGGTACTGAAAAAAGATATACAGTTAATGGAACTTTTGAAAGTAACGGAAGTCCAAAAAACATATTAGAAAATCTATTAACTCCTATGGGTGGTGAAGTTATATTTTCTAATGGAACATTTAAAGCAAAAGCAGCTAAATATGTGTCACCAACTGTTACATTAGATGAGGGTGATTTAAGAGGTTCTATTGCTTTACAATCTAGAAGATCAAGGAGAGATAATTTTAATGCAGTTAAAGGTGTTTTTACATCGCCAGATAATAATTTTATAGCTGCAGATTATCCTGCTTTTACATCAACAACTTTTCGGAATGAAGATAATGGAGATCAAGTTTTTTTAGATATGGATTTGCCATATACAACTTCATCACCTATGGCACAAAGATTAGCTAAAATTGCATTGTTTAGAAATAGACAACAAGTGACATTAGAAATGCCTTGTAAATTAAAAGCATTTCAACTTAATGTAGGTGATACTGTATCTGTTACTAATGAAAGGTTTGGATTTAGTTCTAAGGTTTTTGAAGTTGCAGAATGGAATCTTGCATTTGAGAATGATGGTAATGGTGTTCCTATTATGGGAGTTGATTTAGTTTTAAGAGAATTAAATAGTGCAGTTTATGATTGGAATGCAGAAGAAAAAATATTCCAACAAGATAACACAACATTGCCAGACCCATTTGTAATTGCAGAACCTGTAATAACAACAACTGATGAGTTAAGGGTGTTAAATGAAGCTGCAGTATCTGTTTTAATTGTCAGAGCAACTACGTCTAATCCACAAGTTATTGATTTTGAGGTGCAAGCAAAAAAATCAACTGATACTGATTTTATTAGTTTAGGAAAATCAAGTGCTAATTTATTTGAATTTCTTAATGTTGATGATGGTGCAATTTATGATGTCAGGGCAAGAAGTATAACAAGATTAAGTCGTTCTTCTTATGCAATCACACAACATCAAATTGTTGGTGAAAGTGCGCCACCTCAAGATGTACTTGATTTTAGTGTTAATATAATAAATACTGAAGCACATCTAAGTTGGACACCAGTTACTGATTTAGATTTATCTCATTATCATATAAGACACGCTAGAGAAACAAGTGGTGCAACATATGCTAATGCAATCGATTTAAATGCAAAAGTTGCAAGACCTGCTAACACGGCAGTTGTTGAAGCTATGACAGGTACTTATTTTATTAAGGCAGTTGATAAACTAGGAAATGCATCTTTAAATGCAACAAGTAAATTAGCTATAATAGAAGATATTAAAAACCTTAATGCAGTTGCCACAACTACACAAAATCCTAATTTTACTGGAACAAAAGTAAATACGGCAGTTGTTGATAATAAGCTTCAATTAAATACAAGTATAAATTTTGATAGTCTATCTGGTAATTTTGATGATGCCAAAGGATTGTTTGATGGTGGTGGTGGTAATATATCATCTAGTGGTACATATGAATTTGATAATTATGTTGACTTAGGTAATATTTATACAAGCAGAGTTAGTCATAATTTAAATGTTGTAAGAAAAGATTATGTTGACACATTCGATAGTGCTTTAGGTAATTTTGATGATAGATTAGGTACTTTTGATGGTGATCCTCAAGCATTTGATGATGTGAATGTTGAATTATTAGTTGCGACAACTGAAGATGATCCATCAAGTGGCTCACCAACATATACTGCATTTAGAAAATTTTTTGTTGGTGATTATAAAGCAAGAGCCTATAAATTTAAAGCCAACTTAACAACCTCAGATGCAGAAGCATCACCACAGATTACTGCATTGTCAGTTACTGTAGATATGCCAGATAGGGTTGTATCTGAAGCAGATATAGTTAGTGGAACAGGGTCAAAAGCTATTACATTTAGTCCATCATTTAAGGCACTACAGGGAGTTGGTATTTCTGCAAGTAACTTAACAAGTGGTGATTATTATGCTATAACAAGTAAAAGTGCAACTGGTTTTACTATTACTTTTTATAATAGTAGTGATAATGTAGTAAATAGGACATTTGATTATGTCGCAAAAGGTTATGGTGAACTAGCAGCTTAGAAAAGGAAAAGAAATGTCACAAAATGATTTTACAATTATAGATCAGGGTTTCCCGGCTTTTAGGGGAGATTTAAATTCAGCATTACAAGCATTAGCATCAACAAGTAGTGGAACATCTGCACCATCAACAACATTTGCTAATCAGTTTTTTTACGACATAACTAACAATGTTTTAAAATTCAGAAATGAAGATAATGATGCATTTATAACAATAATGGGATTTGATCAAAGTGCAGATACCACAACTAATATTGTTTCAGATGCAACACAAACATTTACAAAAGCACAAATTCCTGCAACATTTTCTGATACATTTGCAAGTGTGAGTGGAGTTTTTAATTTTGATAATTTTAATAATTTTATTGTAACTCTAGGAAATGGCTCAAATGCTTTAGCAAATCCAAGTACAGAAGCTTCAAATGTAGGTCAAACTGGAGTATTTATTTTTATACAACCATCATCAGGTACGGCAGGAACTTTATCATTTTCTAGTGCAGGAGATTATGAAACTGTAGGTGGTGGTGCTTTAACTTTATCAAGTGCAAATAATGCTTATGATGTTCTACCTTATATAATTAAAGGTAATAATTCAATATTATTAGGAACACCACAGTTAGGGTTTGCATAATGTTTTCACCAGATCAATGGTTAGCAAGTACTGGAGTTTCATTCTATAATGATGTTGCTACACAGTCATTGAGGTTTGATGATGGCAGTGATATGCGATTAACTAGAAGTCCATCTTCTGCAACAAACCAAAAAAAATACACTTTCAGTTGTTGGGTTAAACGAAGCAATCTTGGTACTAATTCTCCAACTATTTTTGGTGCAGGAAATAGTCATACTGGTCTTGGATTTGAACAATTAAATTTTACACCTAGCAATGCTTTAAGATTTTATAGGCAAATATCAAGTGTTGGAAATACAGAGTATGTAACAACTAGACTTTTTAGAGACACATCTTCTTGGTATCATATTGTTGCTATGATGGATGCTGCAAACACAATAGGTAAAATTTATGTAAATGGTGTTCGTGAAACATCTTTTTCAACAGAAAATCACCCAACAAATGTTGATGGTGCAGTTAATAGCACTCAATTACACGCATTTGGTAATAGAGCGCCTGATGGTTCTGGTGGAACTCAAAAATTTGATGGTTATTTAGCTGAAGTAAATTTTTTAGATGGATTAAATATAGGTGAAACTAATGGTTATCTTGACGAATTTGGTGAAGTAAAAAAAGGTGTATGGATTCCAAAAGAATATACTGGTTCATATGGCACTAACGGATTTAGATTACAGTTTATAGGTACTGGTACAAGTACATCAAGTGGTAGTGTTGCAAATCCAACAAATATAGGTGATGATTCAGGTGGGAGCAATCATCATTTTGCAGTTATTGGTTTATCAGCACATGATAGTAATATGCCTGATAGTCCAGAGAATAATTTTGCTACGGCATTAGGTTCGTTATCTGAGCCTTTAGATTATCAAAGTTATTATAAAGCAACATATTCTGAGGGTAATTTAAAAGTAACTGGTT